GTCAAGGTAAAGAATCAGCAAGTCGCTAGTGAGTGTCTTTGGGAAATCAACAAGGCACTATCTGAATTTGATCTGGTCTTACCGAGTCAAAACAACTCATATATTTTTAACAATTTAACTACTACCCAGCCGTCCTTAAACGAACGGGACGAGCAGGGCTTTTATATTTATCTGCAGGATATCACTGCAAACTTAACAATTCTAAATAACAAAGGAGTGTAATATATGGCACGTCAAAAGAACGCCCTCCGCGGGCATTTTATCGCACCAGTCACTGATCCAAAGACTGAACCAGCAAAAGAAGCCTACAAAGAGCTTGCAAAATGGATCGAAGATGTGGACGACGATACAGATGAAGCAACTACATCAGTCGCTTACTATGACGGCGACGGTACAGAAGAAACTACTGTAACATCTGTAAAAGGATCATACACATTCAAAGGTACCTACGACAAAGAAGATGAAGCAATGGCTCTTATCGCTGGGTTGAAGTACAAACTCGGTAACGATCGCCTTGTTTGGCATAAAGTGGTAGACTCTGACGGTAAAAACCAACACGTCGGAATCGCTACCGTGTCAGTGATCAAGGCTGGTTCTGGGGCTGCTGCAAACTACGAGGAATTCTCTTGTAAGATTTCTTACAACTCACTTCCTAAAACTACTGCAGTCGTAGGCTAATAAGTAAAAGTAAAAGCGTTCCATTTTGGGACGCTCTTTTTTGTGCATAAAGGAGGAAATCATGTCTATTTTAATCGAATTAAAACGCAATTACATCCCTATCAATATCGGAGAAATTGAACTCCAGTTTGATACATCACTAGAGAATATCTCACGCCTCGCAACGCTCCAGGAAGATATTGCAGAACGCTTTAATAAGTATCAATTAGAACTTATTGAACGCTCTAATAATGGAGAGTTTGACGATCTTAAAGAAGGAGTCATTAACAAGCGGGTCATTGACGAAGCCTTTGAGATGCAGAAGAAAATGACGGAGATTAAGTATGATGTGTTATTCGGTGATGGGACCTTTGCAGGACTCTATGAACGTTATCCAGACCTTGACGCTTTGGATCATGCATTTGATGAGGTAGATACCTTGCTGGGTGCTGAACTTGACCGATTAGGCCAAGAACGAGCTAAAGCATCGGGGGCGGTTGCTGAGTCATTTGTAAAGAAAGCAAAAGCGAAAAAAACAAAGAAAACCAGCAAAAAGTAAAAAGGGGGACTGCTCATGAAACTAAATGAGCCTATAGAAAACTCCTTTGAAGTAAACGGGCGCACTTATGAAGTGGATTGCTCCTTTGACTTGGTGCTTGATGTTTTTGAAATGTTCGACAACGAAGTCATGAACAATCTTGAGAAGATGCGTACAGCGGTTTTAATGATGACGGACGAAGCCTTGGACAACCCGGAGGACATAGTGGCCGTATGGGAATATATCGACGAGCATTTTTTAAAAACTAAAAAAGAGCGCGTGGTTTATGACCGGCACGGGAACCCTATGCCGGTAGCCAAGGACGAAGAAGAAGATATTCGTTTGATTGATTTTGAAGTAGACGCCCAGGAAATTTACGCGAGCTTCGTGCAAGCGTACAATATCAACCTCTTTGAAGCACAAGGCCGGCTAACATGGCCCGAATTTATCGCACTATTGAACGGTATGCCAGAGGGAACGGCTGTATCTCAACTAGTGGAGATACGGTCTTGGAAGCCCTCGAAGAACGATAGTAGCGAGTATAAGGCCAAAATGAGACGGCTACAAAACAAATATAGATTAGATGGAAAGGAGGGAGATGAATAGATGGCAGATGGAAAAATAGTAATTGACGTCCAGGTAAATGGGCGCAAACTTACAGAGCTATCAGATGCCTTAAAGCGTTTAGAGTCCGAAGCCCGTAGATCGGGCCAAGGTGTCAAAAGCGCTGGAGACGGTATCCAGGCTACTGGTGATAAGGCTCTAAGAGCTGGTCAAGGCTTCAAACGTGCTGGTGACCGTATGGCCGAGGGTGCGAAACTATCGGAAACGTCAAGCAACGGCTTTCGTCGTGCTGGGGATAAGATCAAAGAAAGCTCAGAAGTCGCGTCGAAGTCTGGGAACGGCTTTAAACGGGCTGGTGAGAAGATCAAGGAAAGCTCTGATCTAGCTGGACGCTCTGGAAACGGCTTTAAACAAGCCGGTGAGAAAGTAAAAGAAAGTTCGGATCTTGCCCAAAGATCAGGAGATGGCTTTAAACAGGCATCGAACAAAATTAAGTCAGCTAGCAATGAAGCTAGCTCTGGCGGTGAAGGCTTTAAACAAGCTGGACACAAGGTGAAAGCGTCTGGTGAAGAAGCCAAAGGCGGTGGAGCTGGTTTTAAAAAGGCTGGTGAAGATGCCAAGGCTGGCGGTGATAAAGCTGGACAAGGTGCTAAAGGCTTTGAGAAAATCAAAGACGCAATCAAGAACTTCTCGGTCGGTGCGGTAGCTTTTAAAGCTGTCAGCTCAGCCATGAACCTTGTAAGCCAGTCAATGGACAAGGCTATTGACCGCTTTGATACCTTGCAACGGTTCCCGAAAGTGATGAAATCACTGGGGCACTCATCGAAAGATGTGGCAGCATCTACTAAGCTACTTTCTGAGGGTATCGAGGGACTACCTACAACACTTGATACAGTTGTAAGTACCACTCAAAAACTAACCTCAATGACTGGTAATCTCAAGCAGTCTACTAAGCTGACAATCGCTTTGAATAATGCGTTCCTTGCTTCTGGTGCATCTACGGAAGATGCAAGCCGTGGATTGCAACAGTACACCCAGATGTTATCTGCTGGTAAGGTAGACATGCAAAGTTGGAAGACATTGCAAGAAACCATGCCTTATGCATTGCAGAAGACCGCTGAAAGTTTTGGTTTTGCTGGTGCATCGGCCCAAAAGGACTTTTACTCAGCCTTACAAGACGGCAAGATCACGTTCGCTGATTTCAGTAAGCGACTGATTGAGCTTAACAAGGGTACAAATGGCTTTGCTGAAATGGCAAAGAAAAACTCTGAAGGTATTAAAACATCATTCGGTAACATCGTGAACGCGGTAGCGAAAGGGATCGCAAACGTCATTGCCGAGTTTGACAAGATGAGCAAGGCAGTTACTGGTAAGAGTATTGCCCAGAACCTTGATAGTATCAAAGGTGCGGTAAATAGTACTTTTAATGTTATCATCAGTGTTATCCGTGGTGCCACTCCAGTTGTCAAGTCACTAGTAAGTGTATTAGGCTTTCTTAAACCTGTTTTAGACCCGCTTATCTCGGTATTTACCGGAGTTGTAGGTGCGGTATTGCTCTTTAAAGGAGCTATGCTGGGACTATCCATTATCAAGGGTATCGGTAGCCTAATCGGTACGCTTATCACTTCCCTGGTATCTCTAACCAGTACCTCACTTGTAGCTACGGGTGCTACTACTGGACTAGCTGGAGCTTTGGCTTCTCTATCATCTGGTGGAGTATTCCTGGTTGTCGGTGCTATCGCTGGGCTAGTGTCATGGTTAACCCAGGAAAGCGAAGCGTCCAAGGAAGCCAAGGCCAAGAATGAAGAGTTTAAACGCTCCCTCGATGATCTACACGAAAGTGTAAATAAAGGCAATGAAGCCTATAAAGATCGCAGAAATGAGATCCAAGCCACAGCCGAGGACAACGAGCGCCTTGTCAGAAAGATTGACGAACTAAACGCGGTCGAAAACAAGACTGCCGCTCAGAAGAAAGAACTTGCGTCGGCAGCAGAAACCCTTAACTCACGTATTGAGGGCTTGAATATCCAGTACGATAAAGCCACAGGCACAATCAACATGACCACGGACGCGATCCGTAAGCAGATTGAGATTGCCAAGGCATCGGCTGAAATTGAAGCCGCCAACCAGAAAATGGTAGAAAATGCCAAGAAGCGCCTTGAAATCAAGGATAAGATAAAGGAAGTTGAGAAACAGTACCAGGATCTTGTCGAAAAAACTGATAGCGTGGAAGAAGGCTCTTTCAGCAACTCGCGAATCCGTGAAGGGGCCAAGGCAGAATTTAAGAAAAAATACAACGAAGAAGTCAAGAAGCTTCAGGACGACATCAAGAAAACCGAGGATTCTGACAACGAATTAACTAATACAATCGTTAAAAACAACGAAGTCAAGGCCAAGTCTACAGAAGATGCGTCGGGTCGTCAAATTTTATCATTGAACACAATGAATGAGACCCAGAAGAAGTTAGTCGATGACATGAAGGCTCAGTACGAATCTCTTCGCGGTGAGGTTCAAAACGCATTTCAAGCGATTGAGCAACAAGCGGCATTATCTGCAGATCAAATGACTGCCAACTTGCAAAAGAATATTGACGCGGTTGATAAGTGGTCACAAAACCTTGAAATACTAGCAAAACGCGGACTTGACCAAGGACTTATTGAACAAATGCGACAGGCTGGTCCTAAAATGGCCAACCAAACGCAGGCCCTTGTAGATGCGTCCGATGAGCAACTAGGACGGCTCAATACTAAATGGACCGAAGCTGGGGATAAAGCCAAAGAAGGCTTCCTCCGTGGTATCAAGGCAACCGGTGTCGAGCTTGCTCCAGAAGTGCAAGCGATGGTTACCGCAATCGGTGTTGAGTTTAGACAAGCACTAATTGATGCAGGTTTTGATGTTAAAGCCCGTGAAATCCCTCAAAAAGTCGGAGAGGGCATCGAAGCGAACAAGGGCGCTGCAGCTCAAGCTATGAACAGCATGACGGAAGGTGCTAAACAAGCATTCAACAACTTGCCAACGGAAGCCAAGTATAGCGGATCACAGGTAAGTGGTCAGTATGCTCAAGGTATCACAGAAAACCAAGCATCAGCTCAAGGGGCTGTAGAGGGCCTTAAAAACGCATCTCTAGGTGTTTTGGCTAATTTGTTCGGTGAGGGGCAAGTAAAAGGTGCTGAACTCGGTGCTGGTGTCGGAGATGGTGTATTGAGCCGGTCTGATGTTGTACAAGGTGCAGCGAACACCCTCAAATCAAACGCTACTGCTACGATGGCTGGCATGGCTACAGATGGACAGGCTAAAGGTTCAGAATTTGGTTCTGGTATCGCAATTGGTATCGGTGTAGGTCAGCAGGTTGCTGTTGGTGCAGCGTCTGCGATGAACCTTGCTATTTCTGCTCAATTCCTCGCGATGTCGATGAATGGCCAGCAGTACGGTTCGCAATTCGGAACTGGTATCGGTGGTGGTATCAATTCGTCGCAAGGTATTGCTACCGGTGCGTCTAATGCAATGAAGATGATGATTAATACATCTGTCAGATCGCTAGGACATGACGGTAGAAATGCCGGATCACAATTTGGTACTGGTGTTACTAGCGGTGTAGCGAGCCACAACGGAGCAGTATTTAACGCGTCTAGCAACCTCAAAGCCTCAGCACATAACGGTATGTCCGGTGGTTACAACGGCGGATATAATGCCGGTCTGTCTATCGGTGAGGGTATGATGAGTGGTATCTATGCTATGGCTGGGTCGGTTGCAGCAGCAGCAGCCAGCATCGCAAGTAGTGCGGTTGCAGCAGCCCGGTCTACTTTAGCTATTAACTCGCCGTCCAAGGTGTTTAGAGATCAAGTAGGTCGCGCTATCCCAGAAGGTATGGCAGTAGGTATTGAAAAATATGGCTACTATGTAGATGACTCAATGACTGACCTTGCGAACAAGACAGTAGAGTCTGGCAAGAAATACACGGACGGCTTTGGCTTTAACTTGCCAGGTCGCGGTGATCTTGTAAGTGGTCTGACTGA